GTCTCTAAACAGCAGGAGGGCAAGCCCAATGAAGGTCCTAGTAGCAAGTCCGGTATGCAATAGAGCCTGGATCATCCGAGAGTTCTTAGCTTGTCTAGAGAATCTAGACAAGGGCGAACACCAGGTTGATTACTACTTCATAGAAAACGGCTCTACCGATGAGACTCTGGCGATCCTGTGGGATCACTGTGACAACAAAGATGGTTGGACGGTGGGCTGTATGGAGCTTCAGGAGCCAGTCTACGACCGAGGCGAGAGTCCGGTAGAGTCACTCAACCGTCTAGCTAAGGTTCGAGACAAGCTCAGAACTCTGGCTATAGCTGGAGACTACGACTACCTCTTATCTGTGGACTCAGACATCCTGGTACCCACTAATCTTCTGGTAGACTTACTAGCTCACGAGCAGCACTTCGTGGCTGCTACTGTGGCTAATCCAGCCTACCCCCTCTTCTCGGCGGTGAATGCTCATAGGTATATCCCTGCCACAGGGGGTCCTCTGGGTAACAAAGCCAGATGGACTCGATGGGTCTACTCTGGTGAGGGTCTACATGAGGTTGGCTCTACTGGAGCAGTCTTTTTGGCTGACCGAGAGGCTTTAGAGAAGGGTAATTATCTATTCCTGGAAGAACCTGGTATGGAAGACCTTCCTGAAGACGTTCGATTCAGCTTATCTTGCAAAGCCCAAGGTATTTGCGAGTATCTAGACGAATCTCTGAGGTGCTGGCATTGTTGGGACCAGTCCTTCTTAGATACATACCAGACGCAGTTGTCTGGCGATCTCTCCAGTGACGAAGCTATTGAGTCGCTGGTTTCTTTGTAAATACTATAGGAGGTGCACGATGAGCGACGACACTGTGGTAGCAAGCTCAAGCAAGCAGTCTAAGCCTAAGAAAGAACTGACTGTTCTGGATAAGGCTAGACGAGCCGCAGGACTAAAACTTTCAGAGATCCTGTCGCATAACGACTCTTACCTTGACAAGGTAGTGTTCGTTACCCTGCAGGGCCAGAAGATCGTAGTCCCCAAGGAGTAAGACATGGCGTTATCTTTTGAAGAAATACAGACATTACTCCGAGAGAAGATTCAAGGCCTAGTACCACAGGCAGATAAGGGTTCTGTCTGGCCTAACGTAGCCAAGACTACTAAGTCTAGTGTAGTTTACTCTATGGGAGACAAACTCTACAAGGCTTCTTACTCGGTTAAGGGCGAAGAGGTAGAGATGGGTACACCCGTTGAGGTCAAGATAAAGTACACAGCCGTAGCTGAATCTTGTAGCCTTGACGAAGCCTCTGTGGACCTTGAGGCTAACGTTATTAAAGGCGTTACTCTCATAGAAGCAGGTTTATCGGCTAATCGAAGGTTGTATCCTGCTGAAGTTTTGAAGAGAGATGGAGTTACAGTTTTTGAGAATGCTAAGGTTCACTCAGGTCACTACAAAGATAACGATCTGGCATCTAAAAGTGATCCTAGGAACCTAGTAGGCACGGTGAAGAACGTCAGCTTCCAAGAGAGCACTAGTAAGCTCAAGGGAGATCTTCACTACTTCTCAGACTACGCTCCTCAGCTTGCAAAAGCTAAGGAAGCAGTTGACCGTGGGGATCGAGACCTACTCGGACTCTCGATAAAGGCCAGTGGTAAAGGCCGTATGTCACGTAAAGACGGTAAGGTTATCCAGGTAATAGAGGCTCTGACCCCGTCACACAACACAGCTGTGGATTTTGTCGTAGAGCCCGCAGCTGGAGGTAGAATCTACGAATCAATCAATCAGGAGGCATCTGAAACACTCATGGATTGGGAAAACATGACCCTGGATGAGCTAAAAGAAGCTCGACCCGATCTGTACAAGCAGATCCTAGAGTCCCAGACCCCTCAGGACAAGGTTGAAAAACCTGAAGAGAAGCCTGAGGACAAGTCAATCAAGGTAGAGCCCGAGGGGCCCGCACCCATCACCGAGGCTAAGGTTGTAGAGACCGTTCAGAGTCAAGTGAAGCTCCTTGAGTGTAAACTTACTCTTAGCGAGTCTCTCTCTGCAGCCAATCTCCCGAAGGAGATGGCCGACAAGATCAGAGCAAGCTTTGAAGGTAAGATCTTCGAGGCTGAAGAGCTTGACAAGGACATCAAGTTCTTCAAGGACTTCGCGGCTCAGGCCCACACTACCGCTGTTACGAGTAACAAGAGGGTAGTAGTGGTCCAAGAGTCTGCTGACAAGCTGGCCTTGGCCCTTGATCATCTCTTTGACCCCTCTGTAGACCTTCAGGGCGTTAAGCCTCTGGACGGTATTCGAGAGGCCTACGTGCAGTATACCGGTGACTTCGATGTCACAGGTAGAGTCAAGCTGTCGGAGTCTTTTGCTTCAGACTCCTTCCCGAACGCTTTGGCTAACTCCATGACCAAGAAGTTACTCGCAGACTACAAGCAGACTAGCTACGGTTGGGAGAAGTTCTGCTCTACAGGGTCTGTGAAGGACTTCAGGACTCAGGATAGAGTCAGAATCGGGTATCTTACTGACCTGGATGATATTGATCCAGAGAAGAATGACTACAGCGAGATTCCGACCTACGAAGACGAGAAGGTGCAGTTCTCCCTGATTCAGAAGGGTAACACTCTTACTGTTACCCGGAAGGCGCTCATCAATGATGACGTCAACGCTCTCGGGAAGACCATCAATCGTCTTGGTAGAGCCGCAGCTCGAACGCTTGCTCGCAGAGTCTATACCTCTAGACTTCATGCGAACAGCACATACAACATCACTCGGGGGTCTACCGCCGGAAGTGAGAACTTCTTTGCTTCGAGGACTTACAACACCAACCTGGGTGCTGAAGTCTTCTCCAGAGAAGCTATCATGTGGACTATGACCACGATGGAGACATTCACCGAGCCGGGCTCTAACGAGAAGATTGGACTCGAGTGCATCCCGGGCAACATGGTCTTGATCGTGCCTTCCAACCTCAAGTGGGAAGCTTATTCGATCAACCAGCACAGCCCGACAGAGGATGAGCCCAACCTGCTATATCACTTCTTCGGGGCCAACAACGAGGATATCTTGGTATCTCCGTTGCTCACCGATACCAACGACTGGTACTTGGCCTTCAAGAAGGACGTTGTTGACTGGATGGAAGTTGACTTCCTCAATGGTCGACAGGAGCCTGAGTTCTTCCTGGCAGATAACCCGATTGTTGGCGATACCTTCTACGCTGACAAGATGGTGTACAAGATCAGGCATGAATACGAAGTCGTATTCATGGATCCCATCGGATGCTATAAGCACGTAGTGGCTTAAGCTTTTATCGTCGTTTGAGCGCCCGGTCGGCCAGTCAGGAGTCGACCGGGTTAATCTCATGTTAATCCTGAAGGAGAATATAAATCCATGTATGTAAAATCTCAGTCTCACAAAGACCGATTGCCCGCAAAGACCACTGCTGTAGCTCTTGCAATCGGCGACATCGTATACGAGACCTCTGCTGGAGCTTGGGCCAAGGCTGACGCTGATGGCTCAGGAACTTATCCAGCTCGAGGAGTCGTAACTCGTGGGGTATCAGCTGCTGCAGCTACTGCTGGCATCAAGCCTGAGGTCTCTTCTAGGGCCCTCATCGCCGGTTATGCTGACAGCACATTCACCGTCGGTGCAAGCCTCTTCCTCAGCGACTCTGTGGGAGAAGCCTCCACTACGGCCCCAGCTACTGCTACAGACTGCCTGCAGCAGATCGGGTATGCACCCAGCGCTACCGAGGCGATGTTTGACTTCGGGAGTGGCAAGTATACTCTGGTTCCAGCAACCTAATCTATTTCTCGGTTAGTGACTTTAGGGAGGGTCTTAGTACCCTCCCAGTTTTTGGAGGGGTATCATGAAGCCTAGTTTGGCTGTTATATTGACTGCAACTGGTTATACTCTGAACGGGCAATTTGATGCCACAGTGTATACCGATGCATCGCTCGAGACTGAACTTACTACAGAGTTAGCTTCAGCCGACACAGTATACATCAAGTTTGAGCACCCATGTAACTCTGTGGCCATACCTAACCTACCTGTGGGAGTATCTGCTATTGAGTTTCTCATAGAGGACGACAACCCTAATGGGATGTTGACCGACCTGCTAGGGGGCCAGAGTCTTGAATGGGATGCCTCATTCAATGTCTTGAAGATTACCACTACTGAAGGGCTTGGTTCTTCTAAGATGTCAGTCTGGGGGATGCTATGATGAGAAGGATATCTGCAGTCTTGAGCAGTACCAGTGGCCTGCTTAAAGTTGCTCCTAACCCTAGTAAGGGCGAGCTATTGTGGAGCGGTAACCTGTCCTGGTCAACTGATGAGTTAGCGGTTAAAAGTATTAATGTTCCAGTACTTGGTACTGGCTCCGAAGACCAGTTCTTACTGAGTGTACGTAATGCATCAGCAGACGTCGCTCTAAAAGTGTTCGTTGGGATGTCTACTGAGTGTTATCCCACTATCGATTCACCACGCGATAGTCAAGCGGTTTATTATACTGAAGCTGATATTGATAGTTTTAGTTCAGAAAATAATGCATTGATTGTTGGTGATGCAGTTGTATTTTCTGGTGATGGAGGTAATGTAGTCCCAGGCGTTATTTACTATGTTACTAGTGTCGATGGTGAGCGCTTTCAAGTAAGTCTACGCCGTGGTGGAACAGTTATTGACGTTGATGTTGATGAAGAGACTAATACAGTAAGTATTGTGGATGAGTTCTTCGAGCTTACGAGTTTTGATGTACCTGCATTTGCTATTGATACAACTACTACACCGGTTGCCGGTCTAGTTTCTAAACTAGTCTCAGGTTTCGGTCATTATGGTGGCCGATTGATGGTTGCTAAGGCTGCTGAAACGGCAGCTGCATTCAATTGTTATATGGAAATAAGGAGAGCGTAAAAATGGAAGCAAATGTTTTTAATTCTGTAATTGCAAAAGGTTCAGTTGTATTCGAAGGTGGTGTTCGACCTGTCAAGACAGTCTTTATTGAGGCTTTAGAAAGCGGTTCTGATGCCATCATTTTAGTCAAGAATCTGTCAAATGTGGCCTACGTGAATGTCGGCGTTGGCAATATGGTTGCATTCGACTCTGTTCCTGAGTTTTGTCCTATGATCTCAGGAGACAAATTCATTGTTTCACCTGAGTCGACAGATTCTCGTCTAGTGCAAGGTTTCTGCATTGCGGAAGGCGGCGCGCTTACATTCGCTTTGTCAGATACACCCTCCAGCGACTTTGAGGTGTACTACGAAATAAGGAGCATATAATGCTGCCCACAAGATTACCTGAAACATTGCCTGCTATTCTGCCAGCCATTTTGCCTAACGATTCTTCGCTTAGTGGTGACGAGTTGTTTATCTACCCGGTTGATGCTGATAATATAAACTTCGCTATAGGTGACACTCTCACCATACGTGTACATGAAAAAGCTAACCCGTCAAACATTATGACAGGTACTTTTGAGTTCATTGAGGGTGTTGATGGCGCTGAGGGTATAGGTGACCTTCTTGTCGGTGACCATTTTGCGGTTACTTTACAAGAAAACTATTGGCTGTCAGTTTTCCGTATTTATCAGGTTATGAATCAGCTTAGTCCTGGAGGTGATGTACCTTTTATTAACATCACACTATCGCTACCTACAGAAGAGGGCATTAATGTCATAATGTCGGTTGGAGAACAATACATACGTGGCGAGTATGTCTTTGATCAATGCTCGTGGTCAAGTGCGGCGATTGCGCGTGCTACATTCAAATGGTACCCTGATGGAGATGTTGAGTTCTCATAATATGAATAATCAGTCTTTGGCTGCCCGCCTTGCTGGTATGCCCTTAGAAGAGTATACACGTCCCTAGAGCTCTCTGTGGGCCTGCACGGCCGGTAAAGGAGTAAACAATGCTCATTGATGATATTAGAATTATGCTCCAGGACTCCATAAGCTCTCTGATGTTTACTGTTTCTGGAGTAGAAGCTGATGCTGGGTGGGCAGGGTCTCCCGACTACTATAACTTTAGGGTATCCGTGGTAACAACCCACGGAGAGGGGGCCTTGTCGGATGCCTCTCAGTACTCCTTCTCTGTCACTCCAGAGGACCTGTGGACCCCCACTATCCGGATCTACCGAGTACCTGAGGCTAAGTCTTACAGAGTCTATGCTAGCTTAGGAACTGCTACTGAGGTCTTCCAAGCTGAGGTATCAGCTAATCAGTCACCTTACGTGGACATTACTCTAGCTAGTTTAATCACAGCTGGGTCTGCTTTGCCTGGGACAGACTCAGCTACGATCTATGCTCCCTTAGCAGTATATACTCAAGCAGTATCTCAGGCTCTTAAGCTTTACAGTTTAGAGTTTCCTCGAGAGACTATGGCTGAGATCACCATAATTCTTGACGAGTATGCATACTCTGTCTCTGAGTATTTGCTAGATTGGGTTGAAAACTTCAGTCAAATCAAGAGGGTAGAGTATCCAGTAGAATTAAGGCCAGCTCGCTACCGAGACGACGACGAGTACTACATAAAGGACGGCTATTTCTGCTTGGCTAATTTTACTCCCACCGTCGGTGACAACCTATATATATATTACTCGACGGGGTACACAGAGTCAGATCTGAGCACCCAAGCCTACGAAGCTCTCGTGTTAATAGGTGCTGCTTATGTCTGCGAAGCCATAGCCATTCGGTATGCTCATCAATCTAACAAGATCATCGGAGCAGATACTGTGGACTACAACATGAGGGCTTCTGACTTTCGTAGGATAGCTAAAGACTACAAGAAGCAGGGGTATGATCTACTGGGTATCTCTGAGCAAAACAGAGCTCCGGCTAGCGAAGTAGTTCACTGGGGTGCACCATGGAAATACGTCTGATATACCATGACACTAACGACCTAGTAAGAGGCTTAGGAGTTACTGCTAAGCAAGTTCATGACCGACTTACTCATTTCATGGGTAAGTCTGTTAGGCTCTTGAGTAGAAGGATTGCTGAGTTAGCCCCCCTGGGTGCTACTAGTAGACTTAAGGCTTCCTTCTACAGTAGAGTAATTAAGCAAGGGGATAAGGTCATTGGTATCGTGACCCATCACGATGGGGCATTCTATGCAGGTTACGTCAACAATGGTACGGAGCCTCACCAAGTTCCACCAAAGAGGCTCATCCCGTGGGCCAGTGCTAAACTGGGTTCCCCCGTAGCAGCTTATGCAGTATCTGATAAGATAGCCAGAGAGGGCTCACCTGGTCAGTTCTTCTTCGAAAGAGCTCTGGAAGAGGTAAGACCCACGATAGATGCTGACTTTGAGAGAGCAGCTGCAAGCTTTGGAGGACCTCTATGAGTATAGTATTGACCAAGGCTAAGATCGTAACCACCCTTAGTGGTGTCTCCAACATCGGTTTTGTGGACGATAGAGAGGGTCGAGCTGAGGGCCTACCCTGGGAAGATAACACAGTTCTTCCCCTGTGGGTAGTGAAGTTTGCTAAGAACATAAAACCTGAAGCATCTAGTAAGGCCTATCTTGGTGCTCAACTGTCAGGTCAGTCTTATCACATCAAGGGGTATTTCCCTTGGAACTACGAGCAGAACTCTGAGCTAGCCTGGGATACTTACCTTGACCTAGTCCAGGGAGCTTTTAGTAGTACTAGTCCTCTGGGTGTTGCTTGCTCTAAAGTAGACCCTGTAGAGGTATTAGAGAACGATTTTGTTATGTATAAAGCTTCTTCAGGACTGACCTTATGTCACTACAGTCTACTTGAAGTAAGCGTAGAATTATGGGAAAACTCAAACTAAGGAGGATGTGAAAGTGCCTAACTCTGGCAAAAACCAAGTAGTGAAGGTATGCGCTGAAGCTACTTATGGTGAGACTGTTGCTACTCCCACTTGGGTATTAGTGGGTGTTGTGGAGGATGGTGAGATCGGAGGTAAGTTCGATCTGAACAAGTACTTTGGTATTGGTTCGGCCGCTCCACAGATTAGAACTCCGGGTAAGGTGGATAACACTGCTAGAGTTAGCATTATCTCCCCTACCGCTGCTATACTCAATCAAGCTATTACTAGGACTGATGGCTTCCTCACCAGCTACAACGTAGCTATGGGTGTTAGTCTAGACTCAGTAGATGCTTGGAGAGGGGTTGGACTCAAGTGGAACAACCTCTCACTAGAGGTGAACGATACCGACCCTCTGAAGGCATCACTTGACGGCATCCTCAAGTCTCAAGTAGACTCTGTGGGAACTGATGGATACTCTCCTACAGTAGCCCACATCTGGGAGAGAAGTGGAGCAGTCCTGACCATCGGTGGGTCAGCCTTTGATTTTGTCAACTGCAAGATTGATGTCAAGAATAACCTCAACGCTAAAGGTGTTGACAATAGCACCACAGACCATAAGAGAGTCTTGGCTGAGCTAGAAGAGGGTGGGCTAGAGATAGATGCTACTATCCAGACTTACACCGAACCTACCTTCAACCTAGAAGCAGACTGTGTAACTGATGATAACATCACTATGGTCTTAACCTTCACAGATCTCTGCGATGACTCGGGTACTCCAGTACCACTAGTCATTACCTGTACTGGTGGTATATACGTAGAGAAGAGGCAACCGATCAAGCCTAATGAGTATGTTGAATACTCTATTGGTATTAACTTCTCAGGTATCACCATCACAGGTCCAGTAGCCTAAGGAGATAAGAGATGAGTAGAGGCACCCAGCAAATCCTTCGTTTCGGCCTAGAGTCTGCGTATGGAGTAGCTGTGGTGCCTACTACTACTCTAGGAGTAATCACTGGAGGACGTATACAGGAGGGAACTAAGGTTCACAGTTTCTATGGCCCAGAATCTAAGTGGGTGGTCTCCCAGCAGTATGGTGCTGTAGACTGTGGAGGAAGCTGTAATCTCATAGTTGGGGACTTAAACGTGCTCAGCTGGGCCTCCCTCAGAGCTAGTGCAGTTAGTCCTCTGTATAGCTGGACTATGGATGGGGGTTATGCCGCTGCTCCTGCCACTGTTCGTAGGATGTCGGGCTGTAAGTGCGGTAACCTTAACATGTCCTTAGATCAGGACCAACCCATAACGGCCTCGGTCGACTGGGTAGGTAAGGAAGTAGTTGATGCGGGCTCTATCTCTGGTCCATCTAGTCCTACAGGACTATTCTGGGTCATGCAGGGAGCTACCATGTATTTCAACAGTACTCCCATCGCAGGTCTACAAAGTTTTGAGTTAAGGGTAGAAAATAACCTGACTCGTAAGTATCTGACTAATAGGCAGAACACTAATCTTAGGGCTATCACTAGGATCAACGAGGGTAAACAGAAGATCTCGGTGACCGTTAATGCCTGGACTAGGCTGAGTAACCCAGTCAGGTCTAACATCCCACTTTACGGTGGTATTGAGGTGTTGCTGTTATGCCAGAACCCTATATTGGGTACTTGGCTTACTATAAGACTTGGTGGTTGCTATAGAGAGACCACTGAAGAAGTACTAGACCCGTTAAAGCTCATCGAGTATGGCTATAGCTTCGCGGTATCTAGTATCGCATTCGTATAGGAGGACCAAAACAATGAAAGAGAAAACCCCCGTAGAGTCTGTGGAGATCATCTCTATAGACTGGTGTACTGACACCATCAAAGAATCCCTTCCCTGGGACCCCGACCAATTCATCGAAGTTCGTAGGCTAACAGCCAAGGAGAAACGTAGGAAGCGGACCATAGCTTCTAAGTTCACCCTTGACCGTAAGTCTAAGTCTGATGACATCGATGTCCAGATTGCTGTGGACGAGATCAAGGACTTCGAGTACACTCACTGCATTACCGACTTCAGCCTCAAGGGCAAAGATAAGTATGGTAAAGAGCAGATCCTCACGTTTAGCAATGCCAAGGATAACACCAAGATCTACGACCACTTCGGTGAAAAACTGGAAGAGTTCGTAGATAAACTCATCTCGAAGGTCAACAAAGAGTCCGATGATGAAGACTCTGAGGAGGCCGTAGACGAAGCTGAGGGAAACTCAGAGAGCTCGTCTCCCGATCTCTAGCTGGGGATGAGCCTAACTCAGTAGAGTCCACAGTAGCTACTCTAGAGGAGGTCTTTGGGACTAAAGTTAATCTCAAAGACCCCTCTCGACTTGAGCAGGACAAGAAGTGGTCTCAGGTATGTTATCACTACATTCAACAATTCAATCTCTGCAAAGAACTCAACTGTTTACCTGATGCGGGTGGCTTGGGAGATCAAGACTGGTTAGTCGAACGATTCTTCTCGGCCATAGCCTCAGAGATCAATGCCTACACTAGGAGGAAACTTAAGCATGGCAACAAATAAGAGGCTCGAGTATATCGTAGAAGCCCGAAACAATGCTAAGAAGACTCTCAAAGAAGCAGGTGTTGATATTAACCGGTTGGGCAAAGAAGCACAACAAGCTGCTGTCGCGCTAGAGACATTAGGTAAAGCTGAGACTAAGTTTAGTCGAACTGCTAAAGCCGCGGCAGCAGCAGCCAAGCAGGCCTTGGGGACTACCGACCTTGCTTCAGCTGTAAAGAAAGCTACGGACGTGGCCGCTGCAGCTGCTGGTACAGGTGGAACTAAGATCGGTAGGGCCCTGAGAAGTAAGCTTGACGAACAGATGAAGTTGATAAGAAAAGACTTGTATAATATCCAGGGTACTCTCTCTGGCTTGATAAATAACTTCATCTCGAGGTTTGTGGTCTTCATCTCAGGTTATGCTTTATTCACTGGAGCTAAATCCATGATTGGGGATGCTGCCTACATAGAGCAGCAGAAGACGTCTCTTGAAGCACTTACAGGGTCTGCAGAAGAAGCAGGTAACATCATCATCTGGGTTAGGAAGCAGGCCTGGAAAACACCATTCCAGTTCCCAGATCTTGTAGAGTCGGTTACTCAGTTGAAGTCTGTAGGCTTAGACTACAAGAAGTGGTTCTCCTCTGTGGGTAATCTGGCCATGATGAGTGGTAGGCCCCTGAGTGAAGGGCTAGAGATGACGGTTAGGGCTATCACCAGACTTAAGTCTGGTGCTACTGGAGAAGCTCTAGAGCTCTTGAGAAGACTTAAAATTAGTATGGCTGACTTCAGAGCCCAGGGCATACAGTTTGGAGCTGGCAATAGACTACTGGGGTCGCCTGACAGAGCACTTGAAGCCCTGATGCGTATTATAGCAACTAAGTTCCCGAACGTTATGGAAAAGGCAGAAAACACAGCTACTGTGGCCTTCTCCAACATCATGGATGCTGCTCGTGAGGTAGGTTATGCTATAATGGGTATAGACCAGACGGGTGGAGTAATGGAGGGTGGCTTACTTGATAAGCTCAAGAAGACTGCTCTAGAATTACTTGAATGGTTTGGTACCCACAAAGCAGCAATACAAGAGTGGGGTACTAGTGTAGGTAAAGCTGTTGCAAGAGTAATTGAAGAACTCAAGAGGCTACCGCAGTGGTGGGAGAAGAACGTCTGGTGGATTAAGTTTTTAGTTAAGACTATACTTACCCTAGCCTTAATAGCTAAGGTCTTCCCCGTGCTTCGAGCCCTATTAACTCTTGTAGCAGCTATAGTAACTGCCTATAAAGCCTGGGCTGCTGGGCAAGCCATCGTAATGGCCATGTCTGGTCAGTGGGTTAACTTAGCAGCAGGTCTAGTGGCAGCAGCAGCTTCTTATGCTATATTGAACAAGGTTATGGGTAATACTAATGACTTACTCAACAATCAGAAGTCAGGGATGGATAAAGTTGCTGATTCTGCCAAAGATGCAGTCGAAGCTATCAAACCTCCCCCTGGAGCACCCAAGGGGTGGAGTGCTGAATATGCTGGACCAGGGAGTGGAAAACCGTTAAGTAAGAGAACTCTTGATGAGACTTGGAAAGATCTAAAGAAGGCTAAGGCTGAAGTAGCTAAGATGGAGAAGAAGCTACAGCAGATCCATGAGAAGGATATTCCAACAATGGGTGACCTTGGAGCTTCTGTAGCCTTCAAACAGCGTCTTTCCGCAGCTAAGAAGGAGGTTAAGCAACTCGAGAGTATGCTTGCAAGCCACGGGTATACTACCTCTGGTAAGGTACCCAAGCTTGAGAAGTCAGCAGAGGTACCCCCGATGGAGCCCAACTGGGCTAGCAAAGAGGATGCTCTAGAAGCGTCTACTAAGGCCTGGAGTAAATATGCTGACATGGTGGGCCGAAGTAAAGGTGACACCTCTGCAGACTACGAGAATGCTCTCAAGACTACTAAGTCACACTTAGTAGCCCATGCTAAACTACTGGATGATGCGGCTAAAGCCACTAAGAAGTTTACTGTGGAGTGGTATGCTGCGCAAGAAGCGTTACTCGATGCCAACATTGCTGTATCTGAAGTAGATGACAAACTTCGTAAGATCCCCCAAGAGAGACTCGATGAGACTAGGAAGAATAAGGAAGCTGCTGAGAAGAAACGTAAAGACAGCCTTCGAGAGCAGCTAGACATAGCTAAGAGTGTAGTTGAAGATTATAGAGCTATGTCAGACTACCAGAAAGAGTATGGTAGTGATAGTAATAGTATACAAGCTACTCAGGGCTACATCAGCATCCTTAGCAAGCTTCGAGATGAGATACAGCAAGTCTTACCGTCTGTGGGAGCTTTCTCTGAGGAGGGTCGTAGCTTTAGGGCTGAACTTCGAGATATCAATTCTACCATAGCTCGAGAGCAGAAGTCTCTGCAAGAGTTGCCCCTTAAGCAAGCAGAAGGTAAGCTAGGTACTGCTCAAGCATATCTAAACATGATTAAGCAAATGCCTGGTAACCACACAGGTATGGTTAAGTCATCTACTCTCGAGGTTATCTCTCTCGAGAAGGAGAAGTTAGCCATACTAGAGTCTCAGCTTGCTATAGCCGAGCAGATGGGCCAGGGTATCGAGGCAGACAAACTAAGAGCACAAATCTATGGTGTCCGTGGTGAGATCTTGTCTATGCAGAAAGATCTCAGGACTAACCTAGAGACTGAGTTCGATAAGATGTCAGTAAAGATTATCAATGCTCCCAAAGACATTGCCAAGACTCTAGCTAGATCAGGCATCACTCTGTGGCAAAAGCAGATGGAGAGTATGAGTAAACTCATCAGTATGCCCCAGGCTAGCTATGCTTACGCTGGCAGCCCTGGGGTAGTTAAGTCTACTCCACAGGTAGCTCCGCCGCAGGTTGACGTCAGGGTCCAAATAGACGGTCAAGAGTTAGCTTCTCACATAGAGACCTACGTAGACAAGAGACTAGGTCAGTGGGGGGTTAAGTAGATGTCAGTCCGTAAGCTAAACACGACACCCATTGAATATGTTCATACTATAACAGGCACCATCCGATACAAGTTTCTTATAGAACATTACTATGAAGAGGGTATATGGCTGGGACTCGCCTATGGTGCCATATTTTGTAATTCAAGCTCAGCATCATTCCAAACCCTAGGTAGTTATCCAAACCATCATCGCGCAGCCACGTGCCGTGATCTCTTCATAGACGTTCCATGGGAGGAAGGGGAGCAGGGCTACTCTGCGCCGTTAGACGAAACCGCGAGCTACACTATTACGCGCAAATACAGGTGTAATAAGTATGCATCAATAACCAGTGGTGGTGGGTCTAGCAGAGACGAGTTTTTCGCGGCTTACGGAGATGATAAGAGCGGTGCTGGATTGCCTCCCCTATTTGGAGAGATATACTATATGCCTGTCTTGGATTCAGATGGCAAAGCATGGTGCGATGAGGAATACTCATTATCGTTTGCGGGAGAGACTAAGACGGGTAGCGTGAGAAATGAGATCAGTACAGGTCGGATAGTACCCCACCCTGTTGTAGGGTCTGAGTTACAAGTCTTCAGTGATTGGAATCTCGACGAAGAGATACTGATGGGTACAATTGACGCGGGGTGGTGGGGACCAGGTGGAACTTATTCGGTCTCTGATTCAGAGAATGGTCGAGATCGAATAGAGGTTTCTGGTACCACTCTGAAGCTGTACTCTAGCGGAGGACTAGCTAATGACTATGACCACCTTCCTGCAAGACTACTGCTAACAGCTCCAGGATTCACCGTGAACTATGGTGGAACCGTAAAGAACTGGGATGATACAGATTATGCTGGTCCATATACTGTTCGAGTCGCTGGTTACACGGACGCAGAGAGTCTCTATCCTCTCGAGGGCTATGGTTCGGATGGGGACTTTACTTTGAGCCACTCGTATGAGGGTGCTTGGGCTGCAGGATTTTGGTATAACAATGATTTTAACACAGTTGTAGGTGCAAATGACACCGGAAATATATTCAATTCAACAACAGGTTCTTACTTGTTAGGAACCGATGGCTATGAGGGTGGGTTCAGAAACCTCGCGAGTCTGCAAGAACCTGATTACCCATACTCTGTTTGGAATACAGATCCCGAGGTGCCGGGAGATCATAAGCATGAGGAGTATAACGATAGCAGCGCTCCGCTCGATTTTGGTCACTTAACTTGGCAAGACGTGGTTGAATTCAATGTGCCAATGTCTAAGAAAGTAATTGATATCAAGTATACCGACACCTGGTCTAAGACAGGGGATGTATCTATCATTGGTCTTGAGGATGGGTCTATCCAAGTCACCGTAGCTCAAGACGGCTCTACTGTCTACCATGACTTCTCGACTGATGGTGTTACTCTTGCAGGAGGTCGTCATATCGAGGTAGATCACGATACCACGGACGATCTTCCGATTGTCATGGAGATCAATAGTAACTCTTATGACCTATACCCCGGCGACAAGACTCTGATCGCTGATTGTATCGACTTGCTGAACCCTACTAATATAGAGTCTGGAACTGTTGACACTACTCAGACTATTCGTGGAACAATATTCACAGGTATGGACTACAATGATATGTATATCATCAGTGGTTGTATACCTGCAGTTCCGGCGGACTTTGCAAGGCTAGAGAGCTGGATAGGAGCAGGAGTTGCTAAATGGCTAGGGGCAACCGCAAACCACAACGCAACCTGGATAGAATATACAGCAAACTCAGATACTTACATCTACTTGAATGCGGCTGGTATTTACACTCTGGAAGTTGCTAACGGCGGTACTCAACCGACTACTCCCACTGGGGAGATACTTATCGCAAAGGTTGTTACGGATGCGACAACTATAACAGAGTTTACAATGATGTACGAGGATTCATTTGTCATCTCCGGCAACCAACCTCAAATGCCGGATAATCCAAGTTATCCTTTGAGGAGTAACACACTTTACGGGACAGCCATGTGGGAAGGCTCTCCATGCAATACTAACAGTGAATTGCATACATATGCTGCCAATAAGGATACTTACGTATATCTGTTGTCAAACGGAACTTACCAGTATCTGGACGTGGCCAATGGGGGAGCAGAGCCTACGCAACCAGCTAACTCATTCAAGCTTGCCAAGGTAGTTACCGATGCAACGACTATAGTTTCAATTACGAAGCTTTGCACTTATGTGACCAGCTACTACGTGTCGGGGTTCACTCCTGGTGTGCCGACTTTGCTGGATACCTACACCAGTGATGGGGATGCGGTTATTGGTGAAGTACTCATAAGTAAAGAAGACGAGCTTCATACTTATGATCCCAGTAGTGATACATACGTATTTCTTAATGCCACCGCCTACACTTACAGTGTGGTAGTGAATGGAGGAACTGCACCAGCCACTCCAGGCAACAGCATCCCTATTGCTAAAGTCGTGACCAATGCTGTAAAGATCACAGGGGTCGTAGACCTGCGCCCTATGAACTGGCACGACCTGAGTACTCCTGTAACCGTTCCGTGGGGCTGGGGTGTGCATAATCCCAACACTATAAAGTTCTCAGGGTTGAGAGCAGGTAAAACCTATACCTTTAGGAGTATAACCCTCCGTAGGGATAGTGAAACGTTTGAAGTACATATGTTCAGAAATCCTATGGTATCTGAAACCCCAAGCCATAGTAGAGCTGGTGGTAATGGCCTATACCTAGTTGCCTCTCGAACGTGGCTATCCTCCATATACGAGATGGAGGTTATAACCCAAACCTACCTGACTCGCACAGGCGTTATCTTAGTAGATGGTATTGTTGCTGCAGAGATCTTTGGTGTAGGGCATGTAAGTGTTCCTGTAATGGGTAGTCATACTTGGCGTCACTACTCTTTACTTCCTAATAATGAGAATTTCATGTATCCTACGAACGGTTTGGTATCTCTCACTGTGAATGATCCTACTGTGGAGGCTCCTTTCCTGCTTCAAGGTCCGCATAAAGTAACTGGAACTACTTATAGTTTAGGTGCTGTAGCATTCGCCTCAATCCTATCTTTACCAGTTGGAGAGACACCTTCAGCTAACTTCAAGAAGTATTTTCGTGGAGAGCCTTGCCTACGTGTAATCAACCCCAGAGGCGAAGCTATCCCAGTAGTCATCAAAACTTACCTAAATGATGTATACACTGGAATACATGCAGACTTAGAGATTGGGGCAGACGGGATACTCCCTGAGATACCACTTGGACAGTCTACTACAGACTGGGGTACTATTGTATCTCATGTTAGTGGGAACACTTACGTCGTATCTGGATTGAGTGCGAGAGACTATACGGGGTACGCTCTCTACTTTACGCATTTAAGTGCTGATCCTATAACTTGTAGGGTATTAACGATCTTATCTCACAATCGTGATACGAATACCATGGAGTTGAGTGGAGATTTAATAACACCTGCACTGAATGCTGATCTCGAAGTATCAGTACATTTGCCTTACACATATAAATTAGAAATTAATGGTAATATAGTACATACATTTTCAATGTGTAATAGATCATTGATCTTCGGTACTTTGATATTCGTGTCAGAGACTAGTTTCTTGGTCTTCTCAGCTTATCAAGAGCCATTCTCAGACATTGAAAGAATAGTCGGGCCTGATGTAGACAGTAAGCCCACACTATACCAGTACCAAAGCGATGCGGTAGTATCCCAAGAGCCTCTTCATGCTACTCACCTAGTCAATACGGCTCAAGCTCACGTATTACCCTCCGGAAAAGTTGTAGTGCTCTACTCAGCCACAGATGGCTCTGGGCTCTACCAGCACTTGACCGATGACGAGTGGGCTAGTAAGACTTCTACTACTCTACCTAGTCCTGATGCTACCCCGCCCTCAGGCGAGTCTTGGGATAAGTTCAATGCCCTCGTCTCTACTCTAGTTAGCCATAAGACTGCTAGAGATGGGTCAGGTAATAAAGTTTCAGGAAGAATGGTATCAGTACTGTGGTACAAGACTGTGGGGCAGCAACTAGGAAGGCCTATAATCGTAGCAGTAGGTGACGAGGGCGATGCCGACGAGTGGGCAGGATGGGCACCTCTTGATCTTGAGATTCCAGCTCAAGCCGTAAACCTGATCAATCACGATAATGACAGGCTACAGATGGTCTACTTCACAGAGGCTGGCCTCAGCCTAGCTAACCTTACTGTGGGGGGACATTTTGTGGAGGGCTTTGGAGGACTGGGTACAGTCTACAGCCTGTCTGACAGCGTTACTAGCCAGCACCCCAGCGTAGCTATCCACCTGAATACAGCCTACGTGGTTACCTGGGAGTCTGATACTAAGAAGTTGAGGTACAGGTCTTACCAGATGTCTTTTACAGGTTGGACTCTCTTACAAGACGAGCTCTTCAACGATGCTATAGCTGACGGTACAGCCATAACACAAGACCTTATTCCCCAGAAGGTAGCTCTATATGTAGATGCAAGTCAAAGGCTAAGATGCTTCCGTTGGGAGAGTGACCAACTTGTGGGAGTAACTCTTCACCATACTATTCCAGGAGTTTAATTATGACTGACATTGTTATGCCCTTCTGCGACGTAGAGAAAATTGACAATTATGTCGAAGGTAGTATGGTAGACTTCGGGTACTGCATCAATGAGAGAGTAACTTCTCAGATTGGTAATGAGAACTACGACCTAGTCAATCTGGTACTAGAGCCCAACACAGATACTTTGATAATCAAGCCAGAGATGACCTGGAGAACCGATAATGGGCTCACAAACTGGTCTGTAGTATCTGGGTCTTACTGGTCCGAAGTAACTGTACCAGGGTTTCCTCAAGATCGTAAGATGATGAAGTGGGCTTTAGCTGACCCTAGCACTACTTACTCCATTGCTAGTAGCTTTGATATTACTTCGGGTGAGGGTTTTATCTTAGAGCTAGGTTTACTCCCATCAGCTAACATCTCTACCGAGCCCGAAGTTACATTCACTATAGGTGGTACTATCAAGCTAGTAGTAGGCAAGAGGTCTGACCCAGTATTATCCATATACCAGAACTCTGCTTGGAAAGAGATTGCTAAGATACCACTTAACTCTAAGGTTAACTGGAAGGACGTTAATACTGAGCTTATCTGGGTAATACCCTACATGGGTGGAGTTTTAATCGGGACCTCAGCGGACAGTTTAACCTGGGTATATCCTCCTAATGGTTTCTCCTTTACCACTGGGGCTATAGAGATTAGTGGAAAGGGTGGAGTTGCTGTCTTTGGAGCCCACACAGTATCTTACACTGCTGCTAGTATTACTAGCGAAGATATAGATATTGGGTACCTCCCAAATAACACTGCTGTGGTAACCCTCCGAGGTTGGCTTGAGGACCAGGGGGTAGACTGCGTTACAAATAAAACTTGGACTTTGCAGCATGACACAACTTATCAGTATCAAGTCTCTATAGACCCAGGTAATCAGCTAGTTGGCCTTAAGAGAGTTGAGATATCTTACCTACCGGACTTAATAGTGAGTAGTGGAGAGTCTACCTGGGTCTACGATGTTCAAGAGGTTAATGAACAGATACCTGAAGACCCAACAGAAGAGACTTGCGAGATCTCTATAGACAACGTTGATCTGGTACACTCAGGAGAATTCAAGAAGTTTGATACAGTCAAGTGGCACTTCGGTTGGGCCTACGATGACGCTAGTATAGCCTCTTACCAGAGAAACTATGGGTTTGTTACAGACATAAACGACCAACGGTCTGAATCAGCTGACCCACTCATAGAGCTTAGATGTAGGCCACCAGTCTACCGACTCATGCAAGGTACAGTCCTCTCAGCACCTAACTACGCAGACTGGACTGTAGCTAATATGTTAGGCGACTTTCTCACTAGGCATGGAGTACCTCCAGAGAACCAGGCTATAGATGCCTCCTATACTCAGGTCTTACCTGATGCTGGAGATGACTCGTGGGAGCCCAAGTTGGGCGATGCAGTTCGTAAGTGGGTTGAAGACATAGTCTACCATACTGTAGGCGGTTGGATCTACAGTGGTAGAGATGGTAAGATACACATCGAACCCTACCTAGAAGTGGATGATGCAGGCATAGTCTGGAGTGGAGCTTTGCCCATATATCCACACCAACTCGCTGAGCTTAGCTATGTGGACCCCGAGGAGTCTATAGATGACTTCCGGAATATCTTCTTGGTTCAGGGTATGAATCCAGATGGGTATCCTCTCGCTGCAGCCTATAGAGACGACGATAGTCTCATAGACCCAACCTCTGAGAGGTTTACTGGATATCCCATACCCTACACTACAGCCCACAAGGGGTATTGTACCCAAGAGTTTGTGGACGCTACTCTAGCAGCTGTGGTAGCTCGATACAACGTGAAACGCAAGATAATCAAGTTTACCACGAATGAACGATCAGGGTCTGCTGTATTATTCCCAGGATCTTTGACTCAGGTCGTTCGTTCTGGTAATGAGTCAGACTGGGTTCTCGTGAGGTCAGTGTCTTCCGCTATGTCTCACGGGAAATTCCAGCAAATAGTCTATGGTCACTACATAAGGAGGACTACAGTATGAGACCACCACCTATGAAGAGGCCTTTGGGAGTCTTGAAGAACATCTCAGTCAACCGGGGGCAAAACTATGAGCAAGTTGTACAGGTTCATGCAAGACACAGTGGGAGTCCGAAATACCACTCTCGAGAGGATTTGATGGCTCGAGCTAAGGAGCTAAGGGGACAATGAGCACTATAGGTACTAAAGAGTTAATCTTGGCTATAAGTGTTTTAGTGACAGCTATAGGGACTCTGGCAGCCTTTATAGCCTCTCAACTGAACAGTAACAACAGGAAAGACAGTAAGATTGTCCAAGCATTCCTAGACCAGGTTCGAGCCTCCACAGATGCCCTAGAGAAACAAGCAGTGGCATCTGTGGAACAGGCTAAATCGTATGCTGAAGTAGCTGACGCCCTCTCTGCTACTACTAAGGCTCTAACAGCCCAGTCTACCGCTATGCGTAGACACAATCGTCAGATGCAGAAAGACCACAAGATCATGTGTGGAACTCTCGACAGCTTACTATGTGAAGTAAAGGGGAAAACCAGTGGATAATCAACTTTTCGACATTGCAATGACTTTGATAACACTTCTCAGCCTTACCTTTGCCTGGTTGGGCAAGAAGAAGAGGTTGCCCAAATGGCTAGACAACTGGCTCAGCCACGTGGGTCTGGCTCGTATCTACGACGCCTTAGAAGAGGCCAACAAGTTTCTTCAAATGTCACCTACTCAACGTAGGAACGAGGCTGTAAAGATACTCAAGGCTGAATGCAAGAGCCAGCTCAACTTTGAGCTACCCACTAGTATAGCCAACCTACTCATCGAGTATGGATATCAACTGTGGAGAGCCGGTGTAAAGGTGACGAGGAAGAAATAATGGAAACACCC